ACTTTGCTGCTAAGACTGCTGGTGAGTATGCAAATGGCATCAAGGTATATGTAACCGATGCTGGTCCTGATCAAGTACTAACCTTAGACGCTCCCGCTTCAGGTAACGAGTGGCAGTTTGTTGCAGGTGCTGATCTTGCAGCATCTACTGGTGCCGCAGGTAAGGTTTATAAGTATTCACTAAAACTAACTCTAAATGCTGGAGTTGTAGGTAAGTTTGTTCCTGGTGCTGCTAGTGTAGGAGGCGATGATGCTACCGTATTGGCATATGATGCATCAACAAGAGTACTTGAGATCGAACTAGCAACAGATTATGCTGGTATTGTTGCTGCAGCAGATACAGTAACTCAGACTTCATCAGGTGCTTCTGGTGTTGTATCGACCAATGGTGTTAGAAGAGAACTACTAACAGTTCTCAATCAAGGTTCCATCGATTTTGCTGCTGGCAATGATGTCTCCGATGACAACTCAGGTTCAGTAAATATCAATTCTGCTCAAAAGGAATATCAAGTAAGAGAAGTATTCCCTGGTCTAAGATGGACTTCAATCGGAACCCGTCCTGGAACTTCACCTTTTGCTGCTTCGAAGAATGGATTTAGAGATGAACTTCACGTTGTAGTTGTAGATTCGAAGGGAACCGTAACTGGAACTCCAAATACAATTCTAGAGAAGTTTGTTGGTCTCTCAAAGGCATCTGATGCTAAGACCACAAATGGCGAAAATAACTACTACAAGACTGCTCTCAAGAATAAGTCAGCATATCTATATGCTGGTGCATACAATTCTAACGAAGTATTCTCAGTAGGTGCTGTTGAAGCCGATGGTGATTGGGGACAGACTGCAGCAAATACTGCATTCAACCTAGTTCAGGGTACGGAAGTAACTTCCGCAGTAAATGGTGAAGTATTCGTTGGTTCTACTCTAGGAGCAACCCAACAGTATGAACTAGGAGCATCTGCTGGAACTGCTGGTGTTTCTGCATACAATCCTTCTTCAGGTAACTACTCTGAAGCATATAGTCTTCTATCTGATCCTGAAACTGAGGTTCTAGATTTCATCATTCCTGGCGGAATGGGAGCAACTGAAACCGAAGCACTAGCAAGAGTTTCAACGATTAACAACATCCTAGAAACAAGAAAGGATTGCATGGCGTTCTTCTCGCCAATCCGCGATCAGGTTATTGGAATTACCGATACCAGTGTTGTAACAACCAACCTAGTAAACTGGTTCTCGAAGCTTCCAAGCACTTCATACGCTGCATTCGATAGCGGTTACAAGTATATCTACGATAGATATAACGATACATTCCGTTATATCCCCTGCAATGCTGACATGGCTGGTCTATGTCTAACTACTCAAATCAATCAAGATCCTTGGTATTCTCCTGCTGGATTCCAAAGAGGTGTATTGAGAAATGCAATTCGTCTTGCATACTCTCCAAATAAGGCTCAAAGAGACCAACTATATGTAGAAAGAATCAATCCTATTGTTTCTTTCCCAGGTCAAGGTATCGTACTATTCGGTGACAAGACTGCGCTAGGTTATCAATCTGCATTCGATAGAATCAACGTCCGTCGTCTCTTCTTGGTTGTTGAGAAGACTGTTTCAAGAGCAGCACAAAATGTACTGTTCCAGCAGAATGATGATACTGCAAGATCCTCCTTTATTAATGCAGTTGAACCATACCTAAGAAATATCCAAGGTAGAAGAGGAGTAAGTGACTTCCTAGTGAAGTGTGATGCCTCAAACAATCCTCCTGATGCAATCGATAGAGGTGAGTTCTATGCTGAAGTTTACCTGAAGCCAACCAGAACAATTAACTACATTTCGATCTCCTTTATTGCAACAAGAACTGGGGTTGCTTTTGAAGAAATCGCTTCTTAATTCTATTAAAGGACCAACAAATAACGGAGGATAACAACCATGTCAACTAACAATCGCGCTAGAATTAGTACATTCAAAGCGAACTCACAACTTGATTATGCAAGACCAAATCTATTCCAGGTGGACATTGATTGGCCACCTGCACTGGTTCAACTAATCGCTTCTGGTTCAAGAGATACTGGACAGAATGTAGTTGCAGGAACAACTGTAGGAGCACTTGCTGCTTCTTCAACTGCTAGTTCAACACCTTCATCTGCAGACTCAGCAAGAATTTTAGGCGCATTCACAATTAAGGCAGCACAAATCCCAGCATCAACTGTTGGAGTTATTGAAGTTCCTTTCCGTGGAAGAATGCTTAAGATCGCTGGAGATCGTACATTTGAACCTTGGACCATCACTGTCCACAACGATACTTCGTTCGTTCTAAGATCATATTTCGAAAGATGGATGGAAGCAATTCAACTATATGATGAGAATGCAACCGACTTCGATTACGGTCAACTTCCTTCTGGAGATCCCCAGTACCTCAAGTATATGGCTCCAATGAGAGTTTCTCAGTTAGATAGAAGAGGTAATGCAGTAAGATCCTACGACTTCGTTGACGTATGGCCTTCAAACATCTCCGCAATTGATCTCGACTACAGTTCGAATGATGCAATTGAAGAGTACACCGTTGAACTTCAGGTTCAGTACTGGAGACCAATCCCCATTAGCAGTGGTGCTTCTGGTGGTACTGCAGCGGGTGGCGCAGCATCTCTAATTGAACTAGAATAAAGTTGATAAATAGTAGCAAAGGAATATTTGCTACTGTAGGTTTTTAGAATGTCACAATTATTTGGATACTCCATAGAGAGAGCAAAGAAGGTTCCGAAAGGGCCTTCTTTTGTGCAGAAAGATAATAGCGATGGCGCTACTCCTATTGCCGCAGGCGGTTATTATGGTCATTATGTTGACATCGATGGAACGGTAAAGAACGAGTGGGAATTGATCACTCGATACCGTGATATGGTGCTGCAACCAGAATGCGATGCTGCAGTTGACGATGTTGTTAACGAAGCAATCTGCGGTAATTTTAATGATGTTCCAATTGAAATAGACCTATCAAATTTAAAGAGTGTAAGCGATAAAGTTAAAAAACTTATTAGAGAAGAATTCGATTACGTTCTAACTTTACTGGATTTTGAAAATAAATCATATGATATTTTCCGTCGTTGGTATATTGACGGAAGACTATTTTACCATAAAATGATTGATCCCAAAAATCCTTCTGGTGGTATTATTGAACTTAGATATATTGACCCAAGAAAGATTCGTAAAGTTCTTGAGATTGAAACTACACCTTCTAGAGTGAATCCAAGTGATCCAAGTCAAGCATTCACTCAAAAGACCGTTGATTATTTCATCTATAACGGAAAAGGATTAAAGGCAGGAGATACTCAAGGTATTAAAGTCGCTCCAGATGCAATCACATTTGTACATTCTGGAATCTTTGATATGAACAAAAACATGGTGCTTTCGCATCTACACAAAGCAATCAAAGCGGTGAACCAACTCCGCATGATTGAAGACTCTCTGGTTATTTACCGCCTATCGCGTGCTCCTGAGCGTAGAATTTTCTACATCGATGTTGGTAATCTACCAAAGATCAAAGCAGAACAATACCTCCGTGAGGTCATGTCTCGTTACAGAAACAAGTTAGTGTATGACGCTAACACTGGCGAGATTAAAGATGACCGTAAGTTCATGAGTATGCTTGAGGACTTCTGGTTGCCTCGTAGAGAAGGTGGGCGTGGTACAGAGATCACAACTCTTCCTGGCGGTCAGAATCTTGGAGAACTCGAAGATGTTAAGTACTTCCAGAAGAAACTGTACAAGTCACTTAACGTTCCCAACTCAAGATTAGAAACAGAAACCACATTTAACATTGGTCGTTCGACTGAAATTACGAGAGACGAACTCAAGTTCCAGAAGTTCATCAATCGTCTTCGCAAACAGTTCTCGGAATTATTTGCAGATATTTTAAAAACTCAGTTGATCCTAAAGGGTATTATTACTCTTGAAGATTGGGAATCAATTAAGAATCACATTCAATATGATTTCATTGCGGATAATTACTTCAATGAATTAAAGAATATGGAGATGATGAACGAGAGACTCAATCTCGTTTCAGCAATGGATCCATATGTCGGTAAGTATTTCTCAATCGAACAAATTCGTCGCAATGTTCTTCAACAAACTGAACGCGAATTTAAAGAGATTGATAAGCAAATTGAAAAAGAAATGGCAGACGGTAAGATCATGGATCCCAATGCAATGGTCGATCCTGCAACTGGAATGCCTATGGATGGTGGCGCAATGCCTCCTGAAGCGGGTGCTGCTGGAGGAGCACAACCACCACAGGAAGGTGGCCCACAAGTCGGAGAAGGCGGTGTAGAACCCGATCCTAGGGACTTGAAAAAAGCGGAATTCTAAATAATAGAGTAAAAGGAGATTATAATCATGTCTGCAAACGAAATCTTTGACAGCATTTTTGCCAAGAATAATGTTGCTACTATGGAACTTGTTAATGATGCTATCCAACAAAGAGCATACGAAATGATTCAGCAGAGAAAAGTTGAGTTAGGTCAAACACTATTCAATCAGGCAGTATCAGAGGACGACGAATGATGAAACTAATTACGGAAAATATCGAAGAGATTCAAGTACTTACCGAAGAGAAAGACGGTAGGAAAACTCATTACATTGAGGGTATTTTTCTTCAGGGTGATATTACCAACAGAAATGGTAGAAATTATCCCGTAAATATCCTCGACCGCGAAGTTGCTAAATATAATGAGAGCTTTGTTGATGCTGGCAGAGCTCTTGGTGAACTTGGTCATCCCGATGGTCCTACCATCAACCTTGATCGTGTTTCACATAAAATTCTTTCCCTAAAGAGAGAAGGAAACAATTTCATCGGTAAGGCAAAACTATTGGAAACTCCAATGGGTAAAATTGCTAAAAACTTACTTGATGAGGGAGTAAAACTCGGTGTTTCTTCTAGAGGTCTAGGATCTCTAACAGTAAAAGATGGTGTCAATTATGTTGGCGAAGACTTTATGCTCGCCACTGCTGCGGATATCGTGGCTGACCCTTCTGCTCCTGATGCTTTTGTTGAGGGAATCATGGAAGGTAAAGAGTGGGTTTGGGAAAGTGGTATGTTGAGAGAAGTTGAAATCAATTATCTCAAGAAAACCATTGACGAGGCGACTCGTTTTGACCTCCAGGAACGCAAACTCAAAGCGTTTGCTTCATTCCTAAAAGGTTTATAAAATATCTAATATATAAATAATTACAAGAAATTCCCCAATAAACTAGACAGGAGACAATTCAAATGTCAAAAGAGATTGAAACAATGGAGATCGAGGAGGCTTCTAACGTAGTCACCAAGGGCGCCGCACCTGCAGAGAAGTCCCAACTTAAGGACGAATCTGAAGAGATCGGTGGTCCTACTCCAACATCAGGCAAACCCGATGATACCGAGTCAATCGGTAAAAAGGTTGCTGCTAAGATGAAGGGTGCAACTGCACCTGGTACTAAGCCTTCCGCAGCATCAGGAGATAAGCAAGATTCACTCAAGAAGAGTCCAACTTTCGAGGAGACTGAAACTGATGGAGAAACCATCGAAGAAGAAACCGAAGAAACTTTTGGATATGCATTCGACGAGGATCTTGACGCTCTTGTATCTGGTTCAGACCTTACAGAAGAATTCAGAGACAAAGCGAAACTAATCTTCGAAGCGGCAGTTACTGCTAAACTAAATGAAGAAGTTGCTCAAATGAACGAAGCATATGAGCAAGCATTCGAAGAAGCAGTTTCTGAGTTCAAAACAGAAATGTCCGAGCAAATTGATTCTTATCTAACCTTCGCTGCTGAAAAGTGGTTAGATGAGAACAGACTCGCAATCGACAACGGTATTAAAGTTGAGGTTGCTGAGAATCTAATGCACGGACTCAAGAATCTCTTCACGGAAAATCATCTTGATGTTCCCGAAGAGCAGTTCGATGTCGTTGCTGAGATGACCGAACAACTCGACGTTATGGAAGAAAAGCTCAATGAGCAAATCGATCTTAACGTTGAGATGCATAAGAAACTTGGTGGTTTTATTAAGAATGGGATTGTGAGCGAAGTTTCTGTTGGACTTGCTGAAACACAAAAAGATAAACTTTCGAGTCTATCTGAAGGTGTTGAGTTCGTCAATGAGGAAGATTTTCGTGAGAAGATCGAAACCCTCAAGGAGTCATACTTCTCCAGAACTGCTGCGCCAGTTGTAGAAGATGCCCCCGTAGAACAACCTGTCGTTGGAGATGCTATGTCTGCTTATGCAGCAGCAATTTCCCGCTGGTCCTCAAAACAGGCTTGATTATAAATAATTAAGCATTTGTTATTAAGTTAACACAAACACTCATTTTTTTCAAGGAGAAAAGCAAATGTTCATGTCAGAGCAATTGCAGGAAAAGTGGGCACCCATTCTTGAGCACAAAGATGCTGATCCTATTCAGGATTCCTACAAGAAGGCTGTCACCTCAGTACTGCTAGAAAACCAAGAATCATTCCTACGCCAAGAGCGTATGCTAACTGAAGCTGCACCTACCAACTCTCTTGGTGGTACTGGTTTCTCTGGTTCTTCAACTGCAACAGGTCCAGTCGCAGGTTTCGACCCCGTTCTAATTTCGTTGATTCGTCGTTCGATGCCTAAGCTAATGGCTTATGACATCTGCGGTGTTCAACCAATGACAGGTCCTACGGGTCTAATCTTCGCAATGCGTTCGACCTATGGCACCAACCGTAACATCGCTGGTGGCGCTACTGAAACCTTCTTCAACGAAGTAAACTCAGAGCATTCATCGGAGAACAGCGGCAACACCCTCGCATCAAACACTCAGACTGGTTCCAACCCTGGTCTTCTAAATGACAGCGGAACCTACACCCAAGGCGGTCAAGGTATGACCACCGCTCAGTCTGAAGCACTTGGCGACGGTGCTGGCAACCATTTCAACGAAATGGGATTCTCGATCGAGAAAGTTACCGTTACTGCAAAGTCACGCGCTCTCAAGGCTGAGTACTCGCTAGAACTAGCACAAGACCTCAAGGCTGTCCATGGTCTTGATGCTGAGACCGAACTAGCAAACATCCTCTCAACCGAGGTTCTTGCTGAAATCAACCGTGAAGTTGTTCGTACCCTTTATCGTATTGCTAAGCCTGGTGCTCAGAACAATACCGCTAATGCTGGTATCTTCGACCTAGACGTTGATTCAAACGGTCGTTGGTCAGTTGAGAAGTTCAAGGGTCTTCTATTCCAGATCGAGCGTGATGCAAACGCAATCGGTCAGCAAACTCGTCGTGGCAAGGGTAACTTCATCATCTGCTCTGCAGACGTTGCAAGTGCTCTCGGCATGGCTGGTGTTCTTGATTACACCCCTGGTATCGCTGGTAACAATGGTCTTGCTGGTGTTGATGACACTTCAAGCACCCTAGTTGGTACTCTAAACGGTCGTATCAAGGTTTATGTTGATCCTTATTCGGCAAACGTTTCGGATAACCACTTCTACGTAATGGGTTATAAGGGAACCTCACCTTATGATGCTGGTCTCTTCTATTGCCCATATGTACCTCTCCAGATGGTACGTGCAGTTGGTCAGGACACTTTCCAACCTAAGATCGGCTTTAAGACTCGTTACGGAATGGTTGCTAACCCATTCGCAGAGGGTCTAACCCAAGGTTCAGGTGCTCTCACCGCTAACGCAAACGTTTACTACAGACGTGTGCTTGTTAAGAACCTAATGTGATTCATTCACATTGAGTTCAAGGGATCCTTCGGGATCCCTTTTTTATTGGGAATAAATAGTTATTAGCTTGGGAAGTTGACATGGCTGCTGAATGGTATAGACAGCAAATAAAAAATAATAATTATTTGTCTCCTATAGGATTCAAATTTATTATTGAAAAATCACCTAAAACATCATACCTGTGCCAAACAGCGAGTATTCCTGAAATTAGTGTTGGTGAAATTGAAATTCCAACACCATTTCTGAAGTACCCAATTGAGGGCAATTTTAAATATAGTTCATTAAGTTTTCAATTCTTGGTGGATGAAGATCTGGATAATTATCTGGAAATCCATAACTGGATGAGAGCGTTAGGTGTCCCATATTCTTACCAGGAGAGAACACAATTTGAAGATGCCATCATAAGAAGAACTTCCAATAACGTAGATAAAAATATTTTTAGTGATGGAACTCTTCAAGTATTGACAAATAATTTAACATCAAACTTTGATGTAGTATTTACTGATATGTTCCCAGTATCATTATCAACATTAGATTTTGATGCTACTATCGGTGATAACAATTACTTATCAGCGAACGTTACGTTCCGATACACTTACTATGAGATTAGGGTTCCTAGTACGACAAATAGAAAGACAAAGAGTTTTTGGGATCCTGAAGGATCGTGATATAATAGACAAAGTTGAAGATACATTATGAACTTAGAGCAAATTCAGACTATGTGGAAGAAAGATTCCGAAATGGATTCTGATCTTCTCTGTGAAGAATCACTGAGAGTTCCACAACTTCACCAAAAGTATTTTGAATTATACAATACGTTTGCACTCATGCGTAAGGAAAGTGAGTACAAATTGAAAACATTAATTCGAGATAAGTGGAAGTATTATAAGGGAAAGGCACCCAAAGAAATCTACAAAGAAATTCCATTCGACCTCAAACTTACAACTAAGGATGAGGTTGAAATGTTTTTAGACGCCGATGAAGATATTCAGAAGGCACAGTATAAACTGGACTACATAGAACAGATACTCACCTACCTTGATAGCATTTTGAAAATGGTCAGTAATCGATCCTACCAAATCAAGAACGCAATCGAGTGGGAGAGATTTAAATCAGGAGTATAGAATGACAGATCTTGTAATTCGCAAGAAGAACGAAGTTTATCTAAAGATTGAAGCAGAACCACATATTAACGTTGAACTATCAGAGTATTTCACATTCGAAGTACCAAACGCAAAATTTATGCCCCAGTACAAAAACCGTATGTGGGATGGCAAGATTCGTTTGTATTCTCCTGGAACTGGTGAGATTTATGTTGGTCTCCTGGATTACTTGACTGAATGGTGCTATGAGCGTGGCTACACTTATGACTTTAAGGAGTGTAAGTTCTTCGGACATCCTCAGGAAGTAAATGAATTAATATCTCCTGAGGGTGTGGTTCAATTTGTTAAGTCACTCAATCTACCTCATAAAGTACGTGACTATCAGTATCGTGCGATCTATGAGGCACTGAAATATAATAGACGCCTGCTGTTATCACCAACGGCATCAGGTAAATCTCTCATGATTTATTCTATTATCCGCTATCATGTAAATGCAGATAGGAATGTTCTGCTAGTTGTTCCTACTACATCACTGGTAGAACAGATGTATAAAGACTTTGAAGATTATGGTTGGAAAGCAGATGCTTACTGTCATAAGATTTATTCTGGTAGAGAGAAGTATGACATCGATGCTCCAGTTGTAATTACAACCTGGCAATCAATCTACAAAGAACATAGAAAGTGGTTCGATCGATTCGATGCTGTGATTGTTGACGAAGCACACTTAGCAAAAGCAAAGTCTCTAACTGGAATACTAACCAAGTTACATGAGTGCAAATATCGAATTGGATTCACTGGTACTCTAGATGGAAGTGCTACAAATAAACTGGTTCTGGAGGGTGTATTTGGTAAGTGCAATCAAGTTACTAAAACCAATGACTTGATGAAGGAAGGTCACTTAACCAAACTGAAGATTAAAATTCTTCTCCTGAAACACAAGTTCACTAAGTTTAATTCATATCAGGAAGAGATGGATTACATCATCTCCCACTCTGGTAGGAATAAATTAATTCGTAACTTATGTCGAGATCTTGACGGAAATACGCTAGTACTCTTCTCTTATGTCGAGAAGCATGGGGAGGTACTTTACGACCTCATAAATAGTAAGGTAGCAGGTACACGAAAGATATTCTTCATTCACGGAGGTGTGGATACTGAAGAGAGGGAAGCAGCCAGACAAATTTGCGAAAAAGAATCCAACGCAATTATTATTGCTAGTTATGGAACTTTCTCTACTGGGATTAATATTCGCAATCTTCATAACGTTATCTTTGCATCACCTTCTAAATCTCGTGTTAGGAACCTTCAATCAATTGGTCGTGTACTGAGGAAAGGAGACAATAAAAATCAAGCAGTACTCTATGATATTGCTGATGATATTTCAAATAACAATACCAAAAACTTCACCCTAAATCATCTTGTAGAAAGAGTAAAAATTTACACAGAAGAAAAATTTGACTATGAGATCGTAGATATCAAACTAAAAGATTCTTATGATTAATTACATCCGACATGACGAAGAATATTACTTTATAGTTAAATTGGTTTCTGGTGAGCAGATCATTGGGAAAGGATTTGCTACGGAAGAAGATGAAAGTACACAAGTTTACATTTCAGATCCAGTTGAAATTGAAGTAGTCACTCGTCATTCTGGTGAGAATACGATAAAGGGAGTTTCCATGAATAAGTGGTTACAATTCTCTGATGAAGACTTCTTTGTACTTAATGAAAAGGATATAGTTACAATTGCTGGATTATCTACAGAGATGATTCACATGTATGAGATATTCATAAAAAAATCATCCTCAGGTAAATCACTTGAGGATGAAGTAAAGGAAAAAGAAGTTAAATTAGATCCCGAAATGGGATTAAAAGGTAATGTTGATGAGATGAGAAAGAAACTAGAAAAGATATTTAAACAGAGCTAAAGTAACCTTTGAACCCTGGACAGAGTTATTATATAGGGATTTTCGAGTCTTGTCAAGTACCCCCCCTCTTGACAAGACTCTTCATATAGGATATACTGTTAGAAACTAAAGATGTCACATGACCGAAAAGAAAAAACAACACTACTTAGACAATAAAGAGTTTCTACGTGCTCTTATCAACTACAAACAAAGTGTTGTTAAAGCTAAGGAATCTGGACTTCCTAAACCAAGAGTCAATAATTATATTGGCGAATGTTTTTTGAAGATCGCAACTCACCTATCATATCGTCCTAATTTCATTAACTACATGTATAAGGATGATATGATTTGTGATGGTATTGAAAATTGTATTCAATACGTAGATAATTTTGATCCTGAAAAGTCAAGCAATCCATTTGCTTATTTCACACAAATTGTGTACTATGCTTTTCTCCGAAGAATTGCAAAAGAAAAACGTCAGATGGAAATTAAAGAGAAGTTAATTGAACGATCTGGATATGAAGAAGTATTTACTTCGGATGGATCGGATTCTGATAACCAGTACAATCAAATCAAATCTAAAATTGAGTATAGTTCTCGGTATTGAATATGCAAGTTCTTTTAATTACTGATCAACACTTTGGTGTTCGCAATGACTCCTCAGTGTACGTGGAATATTATAAGAAATTTTATAATGATGTTCTCATTCCCTTTATTCGAAAATCGAAAATTAAACATGTGATGTGTCTTGGGGATACATTTGATCGTCGCAAATCAATCAACTTCAATTCCCTAGAAGCAGCAAAACAAATGTGGTTTCAACCTCTTGCTGACATGGGAGTACAAATGACCATGTTGGTAGGAAACCATGACATCTACTATAAAAACACTCTCCGAGTTAATGCCCCATCTCTCCTCTTGGGAGAGTACAGCAACATTCAGATTATTGATGGCCCTACTGAATTCCTTCTTGGTGATCTGTCT